TGCGGGCATTGTGATTGTGGGCATCGTCTTTGTTTTCTTTTGGGCGATGTGGTGGATGTTCCAACAAGGAGGTTGACATGCTAGGACTTGACGCGCTGCTGGGTATCGGCGGCAAACTGATTGATAAGCTAATCCCAGACCCGGAACAGAAAGCCCGTGCGCAACTGGAACTTGCCAAGATGGCGCAGGATGGTGAGCTTGCCAAGATGGCAAATGACACAGACTTATATAAGACCGAGCAGAATAACCTGACCCAGCGCCAGCAAGCCGACATGGCAAGCGATAGCTGGCTGTCAAAGAACATCAGACCCTTAACCCTAGTCTACATCTTGGTAGCCTACATGGCACTCGCCGTCCTCGACGCTTCTGCTCTGGATATTGCTGACTCTTTCGTGGAACTGCTGGGTCAGTGGGGGATGCTTGTGATGTCGTTTTACTTCGGCGGGCGCACCCTTGAGAAGATCATTGATATGAAGAGTAAAAAATGAAAGAGAACTTTGACGACGCCTTGAAGGCGATACTCAAGCATGAAGGGGGTTTCGTAAACCATCCCAAAGACCCCGGCGGCATGACGAACCTTGGCGTGACCAAGAAAGTCTGGGAAGAGTGGGTAGGCCACCCTGTTGATGAAAAGGCAATGCGCGCTCTGACACCCGAAGTGGTAGCCCCCATGTACAAGAAGAAGTACTGGGATGCGGTCAAGGCTGATGAGATGCCTGATGGTCTGGACTATCTGATGTTTGACTTTGCGGTCAACGCTGGGCCGGGGCGGGCGATCAAAACCATGCAGAAAGCCATCGGTGCTACCCCGGACGGCGCTATTGGACCCAAAACTATGCAATCATTAAAAGATGCCAATCAGAGCGAATTAGTGGCAAAATTCAGTGCAGAAAAGGAAGCGTTTTACCGCAGTCTGCCTACGTTTGCGACGTTCGGTAAAGGGTGGCTGCGCCGGGTGGCAGAAGCCAAGACCCACGCTGAAACCATGCTGGCTTAATTAAGGAAAGACCATGCCTACTACTTTTAATAACAACCTCCGGATAGCGGAGATTGGCACTGGCGAACAAGCCGGGGTGTGGGGCAATACGACCAATACAAATTTGGCGACCCTGTTGACTGAAGCTATTACAGGAGCCACAAATATCACCATCACAGGTGACCAAGCACTGACTGCGCTTGATGGCGTAACAGATCAGGCGCGGCAAGCCGTTTTAATTCTTGGCGGTACCCCAGCAGCAAATTTTACTTTGTACGCCCCACCAATAAATAAGCTTTATATTGTAAAAAACAGTACAACCTCCCCCGGTAGAACCGCAACAATCGTAGCTGCTGCTTCCGCCAATTCCATAACCCCACAAACCGGGACAGTTGCATCAGTAACTATTCCCGCAGGGCAGACCGCTTTAGTTTTTTGCGCGTTTAATTCTACGACCAGTAAGTGGGATTTTTATAACGGAGTTGACCGCATTTATGGCGACCTGTCTGTTTCTGGCAACGGCACGTTTAGCGGTACAGGCAGTCTTGGACTGCCAACAGGCACATCTGTGCAACGCGCTGGTACAGGTATTCGCTACAACACAACATTTGGGCAATACGAAGGTTACGACGTTAATACTGGTCAATGGAGTTCTATTGGTGGCGGCGCAACGGGTTCTGCGGGCAACCAAATTTTCTACGAGAACAGCCCGCTTGTCACGGCTTCTTACACGCTCACATCCGGTAAAAACGCAATGACCACTGGACCGATGCAAGTTATATCAATTGAGTGCATAGCTAAGATCGACAATGGTGCGGGTTTAGCAGGTAATACATTAACGGTGGACGCGGCTTCTTCATTTACTGGGGTTGTTTCTGGTACGACTTTAACTGCGTCTTCCGTTACGGGGACTATCGGGCTTAATCAATTTATTAGCGGTACAAACGTACTACCCTACACGCAGATTCTTGAACAGCTTACTGGCACGACAGGTGGGGCGGGTACTTACAAGTTAAATATTTCGCAGACTGTGGGTTCTACGACTATAACGACGATAGCTTCCGGGGTACTTTATATAGGCGCGGTTGTTACGGGTACGGGCATTTCTGCGGGCACTGCGGTTACAGCTTTTGTCTCAGGTACTGGCGGCGCGGGAACTTACACGGTGGCAACTGCCCCGCCGTCTACCCAGCTTGTTACGCTAACAACGGTAACATCTTCAGTTGCGGTTACTGTACCGGATGGTCAACGTCTGGTTGTTATTTAAGAGGTTTATATGGCAACGACAATTTTGGCAGGTAATGCAACAAGCGGATTGGCGTTAACGCCAGATAACACCGGCATATTGGAATTAAAGACCGGTACAGGCGCTGGTACGACGGCAATTAATATTGATGCTTCTCAGGTAGTAACAGGGACCGCAGGGAATTTGATGTTGGTGTCTGGTACGGCTGTCGCATCTACATCAGGTACAGCTATTGAGTTCACCAGCATACCGCCGTGGGCAAAACGAATTACGGTGATGTTTCATAACGTAAGTACAAATAGCACAGGTACTTTTCAAATCCAATTAGGAACCGCAAGTGCGTTTGAAATAGCAAGTTATCAAGGTGCTGCGGGGGTAATGGTAAATACAGCAGCAACTTCTGCTGGGAATGTAAGCACTGGTTTTGGTATTTATAACGGCGGTAGTTTATATAACGTTTTTGGAAATGCGTTTATTACTTTGGTAGATACAAACTTATGGTGCTTTAGTTTTTCTGGCGCAAACGGAAATACGGCCAATGTCATAGTTTCTGGCGGATCAAAATCCTTAGCAAGCGCATTAACTAGATTGCGTATTATTGCTAGTGCGACAGGCTCTCCATCAGACACCTTCACCGCTGGTACGATCAACATCATGTGGGAGTAAAAAATGTCAACAGGACTTAAAGCTAATGGTGACGGCTCCGCAGCGATACAAGTTGGCGGAACGGATTTTCTGACAATAACTTCGGGTGGCGCGGTAGCAATACCGGGAACGCTTTCTGTAACAGGCGGCATTTTTGCAGGCGGGATTTCAATACAACCAATTACAGCTTCTGTTTCTGGTAATGCCCTAACTGTTACGCTTAACCCTACAACACTGGCTTTCCGTAGCTCAACATTAAGTAGCGGTACGGTCAATACTAGAAATGTAGCTACCGCTATTAGCACGACGGTGTCGTCTGGTTCAACGCTTGGGACAATTAGCGCAACAGCGTCTCGTATCATTGTTCTGGCTATTGATAACGCGGGCACAGTTGAACTTGCTGTAGTGAACATCGCTGGCGGTAACCAGCTTGATGAAACAAATTTGATAACCACCACAGCAGAAGGTGGTGCAGGTGCGGCGGATAGCGCGAACGTCATTTATTCAACAACTGCAAGAACAAGTGTGCCTTATCGTGTGGTAGGGTTTGTTGATTCTACACAGGCCACAGCGGGTACATGGGCAACAGCGCCGAGCACAATTCAGGGTGTAGGTGGTCAGGCATTGACTGCGTTGAGTTCTATTGGATATGGGCAGACTTGGCAGAATGTTGCAGGTAGCAGATCATCAAACGGTACGACCTACTACAACACAACGGGTAAGCCAATTTTAGTTGCATTTACATCCGGCGGCGGCGGCTCTCTTAATGTTTCGTGTGTAGTTAACGGTGTAACTGTAACTTCCGCATATCTATCTAGCGGGAATGCAATGTATTGGCCGCACACTTTTATTGTTCCAGCAAGCGGGTCTTATAGCATTAACAGTGATCGGGGTACTACCATTTGGGCTGAACTCCGCTAAAGGATTGAAAATGCCACACTACAAAGACATCGAAAATAAACTGCACTGGCTTGATGACGCCGGGCACGAATATCTCCTACCACCCGGTTCTGTGCAGATTACAGACGAAGAAGCGGAGGCGCTAAGACCAAAGTTGCCAGCACCAACGTACGCAGAACTTCGTGCCGTTGAATACCCAGATTACCGCGAGTATCTTGACGGAGTCGTTAAAGGCGACCAAGCCCAAGTGCAAGCCTATATTAACGCTTGCTTGGCAGTCAAAGCCAAGTACCCAAAGGAGTAAGCTATGTCATTAATTATAAGTGGGGATGCCGGGATTACTTTTCCTAATGGGCAAACGCAGGATTCGCCTTTTCCGTCCGGTATGGTGGGCTACTTTGGTAATACAACTCCCCCTACTGGCTGGCTACAGTGTAACGGGGCAGCAGTTTCACGCGCAACTTACGCAGCACTTTTTACCGCTATTGGCACCGTGTACGGCTCCGGTGATGGCAGCACTACGTTTAATTTACCCGATGCTAGGGGTATGTTTCTTCGCGGTTGGGCTACAGCGACATCTACAGCGGCTACTTTTTCTGGCTCTATCAGCGCAACTACTCTTACTGTAGCTCCTACACCAACGGGTCTTATACAAGCCGGTGATGTTTTATCTGGTACGAACGTTGTAGCAAATACAAAGATTGTTATACAGTTAACTGGCACTGCGGGGGGTGCAGGTACATATACGGTCGATACTAGCCAAACTGTAACTTCTACTACTATTACTGCGTCTGTACCCGATGCCGGTCGTACTATCGGTTCAGCGCAAAGTGACGCTTCTAGACGATTAACGGGTGCTATTACAAACATAGGAAGAGTGCACTCATCTGCTGTAAATACAGCTACCGGAGTGTTTACTGCCCCCGGTTCAGCAGCAGGAAACAATGGTGTTGCTGCGGGCGGTAATACTGGTATTGATATAAATATTGATACCGCCCTACAAGTACCAACCGCAACGGAAAATCGCCCAGTAAACGTGGCTATGCTGGTTTGTATCAAAACTTAAAGGGCTGACTATTAACTATGCCATTACAGAAACTACAGTTTCGCCCCGGTGTAAACCGTGAAGGTACCACGCTCTCTAATGAAGGCGGCTGGTTTGACTGCGACAAAGTGCGGTTTCGCTCTGGCTATCCTGAAAAGATTGGTGGTTGGACGCGGCTATCTAACGCCACGTTTATTGGCACCTGCCGGTCGCTGTGGAACTGGATCACACTTAAGTTTTTTAACCTGATGGGCGTTGGCACTGATAGCAAATTCTATATTGAGTACGGCGGCGCTTATTACGACATCACCCCTATTCGGCAGTTTGCTACGCTGACCAATCCATTTACTACTACTAGTGGTTCTAACATTGTTATCGTTACTGATGCCAATCACGGCGCTATCTCTGGGGATTACGTAACTTTTTCTGGCGCATCCACTGTTGGTGGGTTGAACTTAAACGCTGAGTACGAAATTTCGTACGTTGATACAAATACTTACACGATTGTAGCGGCAAGCAATGCTTCATCTTCAGCAACAGGCGGCGGCACAGTCACGGCGGCGTATCAGATAAATAACGGTACGGTTACAGGCACATCGCAGGTTGGTTGGGGCGCGGGGCTTTGGGGCGGCGTTGTTACGGGCACACCGCTTACGCAGTTGGATATGGTTGGCGGCACACTTGATACAACGCTGACTACGGCGGTAACACCTTCTTCTACTACTATCGATGTCGTTGATACTACCGGTTTTGCCTCGCCGTCTGGCACTCTCGTTATTGGGTCGGAGATTATTACCTATAACGGCACAACCCCTACATCGTTTACTACTCTTGATCCTCGACCGACTCCGGGTAACTTCTATCCAGTAGGGCAACCTGTTGCAGCCAACAACGTCACTATAACTGTTGACGATACAACAAACTTTTCACCCGCCGGTACTATTCTTATCGGCACGGAACTTATATCGTACACGGCTAAAACACCAACGACATTCACAGGGTGCACTCGCGGAGCGCAGGGCACCATAGCAGCGCCTCATGTAAATAACGCACTTGTTGAAGAGGCCACTAACTACTACGGTTGGGGGCAGTCAGCATCGACCACAACAAATACGCAGATTCGTCTCTGGAGCCAAAGTAATTTTGGTCAGGACTTGCTGTTCAATCCTCGTGGCGGCGGGCTTTACTACTGGACGCCGGGGTTTGGTAACACCCCTGATATTGATGTGCGCGGCATTCTAATAGGGTCGTTCTCTGGCACTGCAACTATTGACTCGACAACAACACTCACTGTAACCGCCGTTACTTCAGGGACTATATCTGTTGGGATGACGGTGGCTGGTGCGGGTATACCTGCGGGTACTGTGATAAAACAATTTTTAACAGGCACTGGTGGTTTGGGAAATTACGAAATGGATTTTGCAGCAACAGCAACGACCACCGGAATTGCACTGACCGGGACATCGGATGTGCCATCCGTAATGAACGAAGTACTTGTTGCTGACGCGTCCCGGATTGTTATTGCGTTTGGCTGCAACGATTACGGCGATACTACGTTAGACCCCATGCTAATCCGCTGGTCAGCGCAGGAGAGTTACACTGACTGGACGCCAACAGCAACAAACCAAGCGGGGAGTTTTAGACTATCCCACGGCTCTCAGATCATTGGTGTTTTGCAGACGCGCCAAGAGATTCTTGTCTGGACTGATGCGGCTATTTATTCGATGCAGTATCTTGGGCCACCGTTTGTCTGGGGCTTTACGCTATTAACTGACAACATATCTATCGTCTCACCTAACGCAATGGCAACGGCGTCGGGCGTAACCTACTGGATGGGCACGGATAAATTCTACGTCTATTCAGGGCGGGTTGAGACTTTGCCTTGCGCGGTGCGTACTTACGTATATCAGGACATCAACCGCAGCCAGTTTTCGCAATTCTTTGCCAGCACCAATGAAGGCTTTAGTGAAGTCTGGTGGTTCTATTGCTCGGCAAGCTCAAGCGTTATTGACCGTTACGTGATTTTTAATTATCTTGACCGTGTATGGTATTACGGGGAACTTGGTAGAAGCGCATGGATTGATTCACCTTTGCGCGAATATCCGATGGCGACTGGGCTGGATAACCGCCTGTACTTTCACGAGCTTGGTGTAAACGACGGCTCAACCAACCCACCCAGCCCCATCAGTTCTTATATTCAGTCTTCTGACTTTGACATTGGTGACGGGCACAACTACGGGTTTGTCTGGCGGATGCTCCCCGATATTACGTTTGATGGGTCAACTACGCCAAGCCCGTTGGAGCCGACAGTAACAATGACGATGCGCCCTCGGCAAAATCCGGGTTCTGGGTATGGCACTACGCTGTCGCCAGCAGTAACCTCACAAAATAACTACAGCCCAGTAACGGGGCAAAGTGTTTATACCGTGCAGCAGTTTACTGAGATTATTTACAGTCGGGTGCGCGGTCGCCAGATGGCGTTCAAGATTGAGTCAAACACACTAGGTACACAGTGGCAGTTGGGCGTCCCAAGAATTGATGTACGTCCTGACGGTAGGCAGTAGACATGGCTGGCGAAAATAGACTTAACCCTACCAAAGCCCCAGTACTGCCGTTTGCGCCGGTTCAGTACGACCGGGGGGCGGTGGACACAACTCACAATATTCTGCGCCAGTACTTCAACACGATAGATAACTTTGTACAGCAACTACTAGGGCGCAGCGGCACTCGGTTTCTTAATGCCCCTTACGGCGCTTTTGAGGATAATACAACTCAGACGGCAGCGGCGAATGTACCTACGTCAATGTTGTTTAATGTAGTAAGTTATTCAAACGAAGTAGCTATCGTAAGTAACTCGCGCATAACCGTCACCCACGCAGGTATGTATAACTTGCAGTGGTCTGGACAGTTTCAGAACGCGGACAACGCCCTCCACGATATTTCGGTGTGGCTACGTAAAAACGGGGCGGGGCCGGGGTCTGACATTTCGGGGTCTCGTGGAGTTATTTCGGTACCAGCTAGAAAAAGCGCAAGTGCTGGGGATGAGGGCAAAGTTATTGCTGGTTGGAATTATTTCGTAGAGCTTCAGGCGGGGGAGTTTGTGGAAATCTGGTGGGATACAGACAACGCCTTAGTTACGTTACAGGCATATCCAGCAGACTCCGCAGTTTTCACTGGCTCTATATCGGGCACAACCATGACGGTCAGTGCAGTAACCTCCGGCACTATTAAGCGCTATTCAAGCGTGGTTGGTACAGGAGTAGCGGTGCCAACATTTATTACCG